TTTAGTACACTCATTTTATTTTTTGGATTAAATAGTCACACAATCCGGCTACTGTTATCAGTATTGCCGACATAATAATAAAAAAAATGATAATTTCCATATTAGTAAATTCTAAAGGTTACGATGTCATTATCACAAAGGTTAGCTAAAATCTCTTTAGCATATGATTTGACTTGCTTTAAGTTTTTAAATATGACTACTTTGGTCATTAGATCATTGTAATCCTTGTCCATAAATTCAATTGTGTATATTTTCATTGTATGCAAGTTTTTACAGAACTCCATTGCCCTGTACTGCCAAATCCCCGCTTGACTGATCAAGCGAGGCGGCAGATTCCTGACTTGCAGGAACAGGAATGGTTAGTTGACCAAATAAGTTAGTTGACTAATCGTATTGTCTAAAATATCTCTAACTTGAATAGCGTTTGCGAATTGTTTATAAATTTTATTATCTCCTGAATACTCATTTTTTTCAGTTTTAGAATCATTATACTTAGATTGTATCTTTTCAACGTTTTTTTGAGCCTTTAATAATTCTTTGTTTAATGTGTTTAATAAAGTTGTCATTTTTGCAAGTTTTGTGCAACCCTTTATTGAATTGCTGATCAAATATAAAAAAGTTATTTTAATAATTCACAAAATAAAAAATATATTTTTATTGTAACAACAATTTTACAATATACGGATAATCATAGTATGATCTTTCATTTTCTTTATATGGAATAATTTTTGAGTTTCCTTATGCAATCTACTTGCATTATTGCGCCAGACTTGAGGATTCTCAAATACTTTAATGACCTGGTTAATCTTTAAATCTTCTAATTCTTCTTTATACATAGCACAAAGATAAATAAATTATTTATATAATCTGTATTTTGTTATTTTACCCTCTTTATAAGCCTCTAGGATCTCGCCTCTTTGCTTACCATTTGCTTTATAACTAACATGAACCCATGCATAATTAAACTCATTGATTAGCTGATCAAAGGCTAGATTATCCTTAATATAGTCAAATACCTGCTTATTAGTTATTGTAGTGCCATCCTGATCTATATCAATAGCCTCGCCACTTGAATGCTGACTGGTCGCAGAAGATCCCTTAATGCATTTGTTTAACTCTGCTGATCTATAACCAGATGATATCCTAATAGGAACACCAAAATGCTCCCTAATAGGCTCAAATACTTTAGTTGCTAATATCTTAAAGTTTTCTATATGATCTGGCGTAGGCATATTGCTGATGCCGTTTCTTTTAGCGCTATCGCTACGAATAATCTCTGATAAATCTAGATGCTCTGATAGTTTCATTTCTTTTTAAATATTTTATCTGCGCTAGTCAATGAAAGGCAACCGAATGCTAACAAAGCTACTGATTCAACCAATATAGCCGATGGTGCAGTATGTTCCTCGCTGAATGAGTTATGATACATAGTCACGCATAAGGCAATTACACAAAGCAACCCGCATAAACGCTTCATGCTTAGATTTCCGTTCTCATCTTTAAAAAACTCTGTCATAATGTATCCTTTTTACTTTTGCCCCAGAAGTTTTTCTTTTCTGTAACAAAAACAGTATCCCTGATAGTCTGCACTTGAATCTCAACTCTAGTGTTTGCTTTTGCATCAGCTACCTGAGTAACTAATTCTGCAATTTGCTTTTTGTCTTGAATAATGCTTTGAACAGTTTTATTAATTATTTTAGCCTCTTTCTTTGTAGCCTCAACAATACTGCTATCCATTACCTTTTGGCTTTGCTCTATTTTTAAGAGTAAAGTATCGTATTTATTTACCTGCTCAATTTCAGCCGTTGTACATGAAGATAAAAGCAGTATGAATGCTAAATATCTCATTTGATTTTCTGTATTTTACCCAATGATTCCAATGTGCTTAACTTTGCAGATGCTCCACTCATTGCGCTCTCGCACTTAATTAATGACTGTCCCATAGCATCCATCTTCGATTCTAGCTTTTCAATCTTAGCACTCTGAGCCTCTAATTGACTATTAAAGTTACCTCTAATGTCAATGTATAGAACGCTAATGCCAATGATTACTAAAAACATTGTAGCTATAATTGGATTCTTTGCAAATGTTTTAAAATCCATTATGCTTGTTACCGGATTTAAGTTTTTGATTGCCATAATATTATTATTTATCGACCTTGACCTCTATATTTTTTTTTATAATTTTTGCTCGTTTTATTACTGCTCGTTTTACTTTTTGCAGCTACGCCTCTTTTGCTTGATTTTTTAACGTATGCACTTACGTTCATTGCCTTTGCCATAACTATAATTTTATTGCATAACCGATTGAATATCCTGACATTCCATAACCAACGCTAAATAAGCCTCTCTGCCGAGTTTTAAATGATAGGCTAATGTTGTGTTCCATTCTGCTCATATCATTGCTTAAATCGCTTCTAAATCCTATGTATAAAGCTGATTTAGGTTTGGCTTGTATATTATTAGTAATCGTTATGGTTTTTTCTTGGATTTTGGCTTTGAATGAGCGACCGATGATTCTGTTTTGGCTGATGGTATCTCGGATGACAAAGAGGTTGCTATCTTGCCTAATTGAATCAGTAAATTCTTTAGCCTGGTTATAATCTTTAATAATGTAGGTAGTATCATGATTCTCTGTGTTAGTATAAATAGTATCTAAAATCTTAAAAGGTATTTTATCGCCTTTTGTAAACTTCTCAAATCGTTTAACTACTGTAACTGTATCAATATTTGTAGTAAGAATGTTTTTAGGCTTCTTTGCCATAAATAAAAATGCTGACAAAAACATAAAAAAAGCGGATAATAGGATTAAGAAAACTATCAAACCGCTTCTAATCATTTGTTTAGGTTTTTAGTTGCCTTGTAATAATACCTAATCGCAAAGCCTCCCGATACTATGGCAACCAATGAGGCTACCAGAGTTACTAAAGGCTGAAAATTGGCTATGCTAAGCAAAGCACTTGAAATGCTTACTATGGTTGCTGAATCAGCTAGGTTGTGGTTTGTCATCTTTTATCTGCAATTGTAACTGTTTAATTAATTCTGCGGCAACTGATTTAACTTGAATGTGTGGACTTGTGCTTTGCTCTATTACTGCTAATACTGCTTCCCATTCTTGAACTGTTAACTCAACTTTTAACTTTTGGATTTCTGTCTGTACTTCTTCTTTGGTTTTCATGTTTGTTTTTTTGGTTTGGTCAAATATAGTTATTCTAAATTATTAACAATAGGTGCTATTCCTTTTAGTAAATCTATTTCGGCTTTTAACTCCTGTATTGCTTTTATCATTATAGGTACAAGTTTTGAATAGTCAACACCTTGCATTTTATCATTTCCATCTTCATCAACTTCATCTTTTACTCCATTTACCGCATAAGGTAATAATTCTGCAAGTTCGTGAGCCAAAACTCCATCCATTCGGCTATCAAAAGATTTCCATTTATAATCATATACTTTAATAGCTTGTACTTTTTCAAGTCCTTTAACTTCTTTAAAATCCTCTTTTAATCTATAATCTGATGATGTGTTATATGAAGTTGTTGCACCAGAAATAGATATACTTCCTCTTTCAACATCGCTTGTTCTAAATGATGCTATTATACCATCACTTGTTAACCTATTTAATTGTAAACAACTTGCTCCAGACCTTACAAATATACCTAAACCAGTAGGTCTTAATTGTACTCCAACTGTATTAACATCTGTAGTTGTTGTTCCAACCAAAACCTCACCACCTGATGTGATACGCATACGTTCGGCAACCGACCCTGCACCCATTGTAAAAAAATTAATAAAATTAGAATTAGTTGCTCCATCTAATCCTGCTCTTATTACTGCCCTACTAACTACTGAACCTGTTCCATTTCTGCCAAAAAAGTTAATATCACCCATAGAGCCAGATGTTGCTCCCGACCCTCCAACAATTCCTATTTGTAAAGAAGTTGCATCAGATGCTGGTGAAAGTAATCCAAGAATTGTTCCTGCTCCATAGCCTATTTGGTCTGGCGTTGTTGTTCCTATACCTACGTTACCTGTATCGCCTATCCAAAATCTATCTACCCCAGTTGACCTCGCTTTAAATATAAAACTTGTTCCTGCACTACCACTTGATGTAACTTGTAATCCATTACCCGTTCCATTATTTTCTATATAAACTGCATTACCAGTAACCGATGAACTAAACGTAGCTGCTCCTGTGGATGCTATTCTAAATGGAGTTGTACTTGTAGAACTATTACGAATATAAAATGTACCAACAGCTTCGCTATGTGGGTTACTAACTCCTGCACTTATTAATGTATATATTTGACCTCCTGCGGATGTATTGGCTAATTGAAGATAAGTTAAGGGATCGGCATTACTAACAGTAACCGTACCACTAAACGTAGCACTTGTACCACTTAATGGAACACCTAAAGCAACTCTTGTTAAGTTTGCATCCAAAATAGCCGTTCCTGCATTATAATCAGTTACATAAAGAGCATAATTAGATGAAGTACCTCCCCTGATGTAAGTGCCGTATCCTGTTGCTGAAAGGTTGATTAAACCAACACTATTATTTGCTGCTAATGTTGTACTAAACGTTGCACTTGTACCACTTAATGCTCCTGTAAGCGTACCTCCTGTCAATGGTAAGTAACCACTCAAAGCAGATGTCAAAGCTAAAGTACCTGTAGCTGATGGTAGCGTATAGGTGTATGTTCCGTTTCCTAAATTACCTGCATTGTTTATCGTGAATTTTGTTCCTGCTGAATTACTAAAATTTGCTAAATTTCCAGAGCCGTTATTGGTTACATATAAAGTTGCAAATCCTGTTGCATTATTTAAAAAATATCCACCAATGCCATTACCAGCAGTACCATTAATACCCGCTCCACCAGTCCCAGTAGATTCACCATAAATTGCCGTACCTGTTGTAGCACTTGAATACACCCCAAAACCTGTTGTTGCAGTACCTCTCAAAGCCTTACCTGTTGTTGCTACACTACCAATAATATCACCACTTGTGCCTGTCATTGATAATCCAATACCATAAAGAGAACCTGTGAGCGTTTTATCTCCTGCAAAAGTCTGCGTTCCTGTGGTAACAACTCCACCAAATGAAGCTGATGCAGGTTCTAAATTTAAGACTGTGCCTGTAATGGTAGCAGCATTTGCGTTTGGACTTGCACCAATAGCTGATAATGACAAAATACCGCCATCTGCATAGTTTGGAATATTTAGCGTATTTGCTATAAAAGTAGCCGCACCTGAAGTGCCTGTGGTTGTTAATGTTATAGTTCCTTGTTTAGAATTAAACGTACTCCAATCTCCACTTGACAAAGCACCTCTATTTGTTGCAGATGCCGTAGGTAAATTAAAAGTATGCGTATCAACCGAACTTGAAATTGCAAAATCAGTACCTGTACTTCCAACTGCAAAGTATTGAGCCTGTTTGGTTAATCCGTTTAGCGTATTTATACCATTTGAGAATGTTGTAATAATCTCTGATAAATGATTATCCTCTGTATGCAAGGTAATTGTTCTGCCTGAATGGGTAACGTAAACCCGAATCGCAAGTCTGTCTGTTATTGTTAAAACAGTTTCAGGAATGCCAACAGAAGTATAATAAATATCTATTGCCGTTCCATTTGTTATACCCTCTGGCGTAGCTGAGCTTGTGCCTAATAGCGTAAACGTAGTGCCGTTATATTTGTAGACCTCTACGTAAAATGATGGCGTACCACCGCTAGATGATGCACTAAAATACATCTCTACGTTCCAATTACCTGCCGGTATTAATAAAGAGCCAGGATCATTTGCGTCTGTTATAAATTGCGCAATATACCCATCTGCGCCAATAGTAAAATCAGTACCTGTCCCGATAACAGGCGTCTTATTCATTTCGTAGTACGTATTCCCTACAAAAGTACCCTGATTTACTGAGCCATTAAGATAATAGGCAACCGATGAGCCACCGCCCCCATTTGTTGGAAAATCAGCCAAAGCGCCGTCACCTCTGATGTACTGAGATGCTACACCTGCTGCCGTTACTGCTAAAGTGCCTGAACTTGTTATAGGTGAGTTAGCTACGTTAAAAGCCGATGGCATGGTTAAGCCAACGGAACTGACTTTGCTATTGATCTGGTTCTGGACTTTGCCAAATGCTTCTAATATCGTATCGGTTGCAGCAATAGCGCCACCTGTGACCGATAAGCCTGTCAATAGTTTACTAGTCACTCTAGCATCTGTCACAATACCTCCGACAGTAGTCCTATACGCTACCTGATTGCCAGTAATGGCAATAGGTATTATATTAGCATCCGTTACCGAACTCGGTAATGCCGTAAAATCCTTTAAATAAACTCCATTTATAACTGGCATATCTTTTAATTTACAAATACATACAATCCACCACCATTATCAACATAAACACCTGAATCCTGCGCCCAAACATTATAAGCTAGAGCTGCATTTACAATCGCTCCATAGCCGGTAATAACTCCTGTAAATTTAACAAAATCTTCACTAGTTCCGCTAATCTCTAAAGATTCCAGAAATCCCTCACCTGCATCGCCCTCATTCGTATCTGTGTTCAGCATTGACCAATCCATAATCTGTCTTGACCTGCCTAAATCTTTTAACTGATCCCATCCTATTATAGCCTGATCCGTAGAATAAACCGCTTCAAAACTAATAGCATAAGAATGCAACTGAGGTAACTGTTTCTGAGCCATATCTTGCGTTGACTTGCAAGTCTTAATAAAGCTGATATTTTCAGCTAGATTATTACTCAGCAAACAGCCAACTGGCGTATCATTTATATAAAGCATTAAATCAGTCATAGCCTGTTATATTACCACTAAATTTAATAAAATCCTGCACCTCACCTACTATCTCTAGATTCTCTATAAATCCTTGCCCTTGCTCACCCTCTATGCCATCGCCTGTAATTTCCCAGTCTATTTTAACTCTTTCAAGCGATTTTAAACCTGTCCACGACATTATATTATTGTCGGTAGTCATAACACCCTCAAAGGGTATTGAGTAGGTGTAGAGCCTTCCTAATTGCGTCAGTCCGCCTGACTGCGAAGTCTTGCACGTTCCTAAAAAGGAAATCTGCTCAGATCTGCTTACAGAAGTCAAACACCCTACTGGCATATTGTTTATAAATAGCATCATGGTCCTGCTTTTACTGTTACTTTTGTTGTCGCTCCGTAATCTGGCACTAATGTATAATCTAAAGCAATCTCGTCATCTACTATCCTACCTAAAACTGCTTTACAGATGTTCTGCTGCAAGTCATAGTTTAAACTTAAATTCATAAAATAACCCTCTATTAAATTAATTGACCACCTCTGCAAAGGATTAAAGTAGCCAAATATAGAACCCTCAAACCTTACAAATGGTCCTGCATATAGTCTTTGTTTTTCTTCAACTGCAATCCGTAAAAATTCTTTATTAGCCTCATAAGGAACTGCTAGAATACTCTCAGATATTCCACGCCTTACCCATCGTTCTGTTAAAGTCACCTGATCATCTTGATAAATAGCGCCAACGTACATCTTATTAGGACTATCGCCATTGAAAACATTGATAGTTTCTGGCACAAAAGTAAACTTGCCTGTTTGCGTAGCCGTATGAATCTCACCTATTTCATCTCCAAAATCTAAAAATACATAGGCAGAAATTCTAGTATACACAATATTATATACAGTTCCTGATGGCGCTAATATTCTAAAAGTAACATTTCCACTTATAGGCACTGGATTAGATACAATTGTTTCCGTACCTCCTGCTCCAACTGTTGATCTAATTTGATAATAATTTATTCCTGGCTCTACTGGAGTTATTGCCCAGCTTCCATCTGCCTGTAAATAATGAGTGCTTAAGCCATCGTATAAACTAATTACAAAATTCATATCCGTACCAAATAGAGGATTTGGATTTTCATATTCAATAACAAACTTTACTCGCTCTTGTACAGTTATGTTTAATGTTACCGGTATTAAATTATTGTTTTCGTAAAAGTCTGTCAATACAGGATAAGTGCCACCCGTAGTATAAAATATTACTCCCCCAGTTGGGTATAAACCTGCATACATTGTGCCTGTTTTAGTATAGCCGGGAATAGTAACAAAAGCACAAGGACCAATAGGATCCCCTCCGCAGGTTTGACCTGCACCTGCTAAATTAGGATTAGCTAACATTTCATCTGTATTTTCAATCTTACCATACAGATATGACATTGACGCATTTTTATATGGTCTGTCAATCATTTTCATCTGGTCAGTATTGATATGAAAATAAGGAGCTGCTATTATGCCCTCGCTCTCGCCACCCAAAACCAAATCTAAATTCTCGGTAACTGTCGGCTGATCATAAATCCTGTACCCATCTAAATATCTTCTAAATACTAAGTCACCGTCAACTGCTAACTCTGTCGGTCTATAAATATACCACTCGCCACCGCTTTGTATCATTACCGCAGTCCATTCCTCTAGTATTGATCTAAGCACATCTTCACAGTTCATTGGCGTAAACTGATCATCTTTTAGATAACGCTCTGCATTTACATAAGCCATGTCTAAAGGATCGTAAGAATCGCCTTGCGTCATGCTAGTTTCATAAATATTAACACAAGTATTTAGCACTAAACTAGGTGCATCTAACCTAACCAGACAGGCTTCTATGACCTCAATAAAACTCTGCTTACCTAAATAAAAGTTTCCATCATTCTGGACATAACTTAAGTTTTTAAGCAAACCTAATCCATCAACTGCATTCACAGATATAACATAAGGTGCAAATGTAAAAGACTCCTGACATCCATCTGGAATGATAAAGCCTTGCCAGATTAAATCCTCAAAGCCTCCTGGACTAACATAACAAACACCTGCTGCATTTGCATAGGCTTGCCCCTCTGCCGTAAATCCGCTATCAGCATCTGCTAGAGCCTGAGCTGCTGCTTGACTTGTCACGCTATTGTAATTTTTAGTAAACACCTCTAAAGAACCCTCACCAGATGCGCAGGATGTTTCAAACACGGCTGAACGTATTGCCGTATAGGTTGTTGCTGAATATGTAGTGTAGGTTTCTATAAAAATATCAGTTGTCGGCACTAAGCTAACATCAATAGAAAACGGATAAGTTGTTGTCCTTTGTGTAGGCAGTCCAGTAATCTCTAAATTCATTCCCGGTATGCCACCCGCTGATGGTCCTGCTGCAAAAGGTTTTATTAAAACAGTATCGCCCTGATTTATCTCAAATGAACCTGATGCCGTAGTAAACTGTAAAACCTCGCTTACGCCATTAACAAATATTTCTAAATCCATCTCTGCTGCAACCTCACTCATGTCCCAGTTAACAGTCAAGGTGCATGGCTTTTGTTTACGATAAATCTGCACCATAAACTCACGCTCATTTTCTGTATATAAGTCCTCTAGCTCCAAGTTTTCAGTTGCTATTAGATTTAACGTACACTCAGAACCGATAATAGGCTCTAGCTTATTGCTAGATGTATTCTGATAGTTAATCTGTATAGGATTTTGTTGAGCATCAATTTCTATAGATGGACCTGCATAATCTAACTGCGAGATACTGCATAAGTATTCATCTGGAAAGCAATCGACTTTCCGAGTATCTCTGTCGCTATAAAACGTAAAATAATATTTTTGACTGTAACTCATGGTCCGAACCTCTGTAATTTTGCACCTGCTCTGTTTAACACACCGATTAAGTTAGTACCTGAAATCTCAAATACAACCCGACCACCGCCAAAGTCTTGAGCAGATCCTGCGGCACTTGTACTAATTGTTGATGATGCTTGTGGTATAGGTGCTTGTTGTTTCTTTTTAAATAAAGATGCAATCCCTGCTATTGCAGCAACTCCTGCTAAGATAGGTAACAATGGACTAGCAGCAGCAGCCGGAGCTAATGCAGCAGTTGTAGTAGCTGCCGTTGTAGTAGCAGCAGTCGTTACAACTGGCGCAGCCTTTTTGCCTAATTTTAATAAACCAAAAGCTGCACCTAATATTCCGCCTCCTCCAGTTTTTTTGCTATCGGTAAAATCTTTACCAGAGCT